TTCATGCTAAAGTCAATGAGCTTTGGTTCATTGATTTGATGGCAAGCCACGCAAAGATAAGCAATTTCATCTTTGTGTTCTTCTTTTTTGCTTAAACTGGGCAATTCATTAAAATCACGACTGCCAACACCAACAACAACCTCCAACAATCCATCATATTCACAATAAGGGCAGACAAATTTGATGTGTATTTTACTCATTTGGCACCTCTTTATTTAAAATTTTATTTCGATATTCTTTCAATGCCTTGCCTCTGTGTGCGCTATTTCCTGAAATTTGGCCGCGCTTACGCCAAAAGCTTGCATCCTTTTTCTTGTCTGACGGTTCAGTTTGAAAGAAAAACAATTGCGGCTGAATGTTAAGCACCCAATGATTGATGTCCCGCATGCGCCTGACGCCACCTTGCGTAACTGCTTCACACACAAACCCCATTGCACGCCAAAAATTATTCGCCTCAATGTCTGACCCGCACCGCAGCTTGATAGTCGACGTTTGGTTAACCTCGCACCGAGCGATCAAGTCACGAACCAACGCAGCGCCATATAATTGCCCGCGCAAGTCATACTGTATGCACGCTTGATGTATGCGGCACACAATGCCGAAAGCACCGTGATAAATGTACCCACAAGGCTCATTATTCAATTCGGCCAAGATAAGCCGGTTTTTTTCGACTTCACGTTCAAAAACCTGTTTTGGGAAAAATGCCAATTCCTCGGCATTTTTTCTTTGCAGGTGATCAATATACGTCAAATCATTTGCCACGGCATTGCGGGTCACGAAGTCCATTTAACCCACCACCACATAGTTTTTGACTTCGCAGCCAAGAGCACGAAAATCTGTTTCACTCCAACGAAACCATGGCGCATCTTTTTCATACTGCACATAATATTCGTTTGTGTCCCATATCTTTTTGACCGCATAAATGTGCTTGCATGGCGCCAAGGCCAGCATTGTCGCCAATATGATGCTCGTCATGCGTCATCCCCGTGCTTGCCCATGCCATAGCGAATAAAACCAATAAGAGGCATGATGAGGGGCATTGCAACGACAAAGCCACCTAACACCGCCAACCAGTTTAAACAGTATTCCTGCCACCATTCATTCATAATGCACCCCTTGAGCAATCAACGCCTGCCATGCTGGGCTTTGTTGATACTGCTGTTCGATCAATTTAGGGATAAATGCTTTACGGGTAATTTCTGCTGCTTCAGCCAAACTTAAATATGGGTGGTGAATTGTTTTAAGAGCCACCCCATCAGGAACAATGATCTCTTTGACGGGCATAAGGATTTCTGACTTCACAATTGCAGGCGCTGCAATCAAGCCAACGATGCCCTTTAAAAACGACCTGCGATCCATCACTTTTTCCCTAATGCGTTGTATTGATCCAAAACAGCCTTTGGTATTTTAGGCATAAGTGCGTTATTCCAAAATTGTTGCCTTGAATAATAAGTTTGCAGGTCAATGCCCTCTTTACGCGCCTCACGGCGGTCGAGCACCATTTCCCTTTTTCTTTTAAACAATTGGGCGCGTACTTCTTTTTCACGTTCTGCTGTTATGCCCAACCGATCTTCAATCTCTTTGATGCGTGTTCTAAGTTCGTCTAACCCACTTTCGGTATAAAATTCACTGTAACTGCCACCCGATGCTGCAAAATGATCCATCACTCTTTCCCCCAACCCATTATTTCAGACACAAAAATAAACACCCAAAGCACAACAAAAAAACAAATAACAACCGTGCTATCCATCACTCTTTCTCCCCCAACGCTTTTTCAGCAACTGTGATACACCCATTCAATATTCCCCAGAGATTTGCTTCTAATGGTGCAGTTGGCGGAGGTATGTTTTCGTGTTCAATATCGGCAATCTCTTGCAATGCTTTGCGGAGCCTATTTGCTTCAACAATACCTTTGTTGCCTTCTTCAACAGCCCACTTCAATTTTTGAATGAGCTCTTCTCTTTTCTGACGCAGATGCTCGTTGGTTGCCTTCAATCCGCTGATCTCGCCATTGGCGAGGTCGATCGTCCTATTGCGAACCTCGATTTGCTGGCGCAATTTTTTGATGACATGCGCTGCTTCAATGCATAAAGGTTCGAGCCATTCAATCTCAGAAACATTCAGCAATCTAGCTTCAATATCATCTTCCATCACTCTTCCTCCTCCGGCCCAAGCCGTTCAATAATTGCTTGAGCCATAGTTAAACGGCCAGATTGCCTGCCGAGAAAATAAGCTTCAGTGATTGCCTTTTCCGTCAAGCCATGTTCTTCAATGAAATAATCTGGAACATTGTATTGCGCCTTTTTTAGTTTTGGGCTTGTGAACCACGCTTTGCTGCATATTTGCCGTATGTCGCGCTTCAACCACCGGATTTGCATCCTTGCCTTTTCAAGATCCGTTGCACCGACCATCACAGCATCCCTTCAAATATGTCACACAGCGCATGCCACATTCCCCAAGTTATTATGATGATTGTGCCGCCTACCATAAAGATCATCCAAAGGTTCATGATCAATTTTATAAACTCTTCCATCACTTTTTCCTCCTCTGTATCCCTTCATCGATAAACACTTGTTCCATCATGTACCAACACGCACCGAGCCAAACGGCACAGAATAAAAACGCCAATATAATTTCAGTCATTAGTCATCAACCTTTGCTCTATTCCAAAGATTAAAGACTTGGACCAATCCATGCTTTGGCGCAGCATTTGGACTTGCGTTAGCAAATCCTTTTTGTCGTTTCGCAACCGTTCAATTTCGTCAGCGGATTTTTCGTACCAGCATGTTCCGCTGATTGGGAATGATTTTTCCAGTGCCGATAATTCACGCAACCGTTCAACAATGTCCATCATATGTTATCCTCCAATGCCCTGCGTGCTGACGTTATGCATCCCCATAACATGATCTCCTTCAAGTGCGGTGTGTATTCAACATTTGGGCCTTGGTCAGCCTCAGCGATCTTTTCTAGCTCCAACCGCAGGCGTTTGATTTCGCCTGCGGCCTCTTGATGCAAAAGCCAATGTGGGCTTACAGTGGGTGTGTTTTCTAAGGTTGTGACAAGGCTCATGACGACAATTTCCCTTTATTTTTTTTTATTTGACCTTCGGCAATCAAAATCTCTTTCATTTTTGTAAAATATTCGATCAGGTCATCACAATCGACGGGTCGAACATACCAAAAATCAAATTTGTCATTTATGTTTTCACGAAGGCTAATTTTGAAAATGATGTCATCTTCACTTTCAATGCGAACGGCAAAAACAGGCACCCCATGTGAGGTTTCAAAATCCAACCGCTTTTCTTCAACAATGCCTTCATAATCATTGCGAATATAGCGTTTGCCTTTCTTTGTATCCATTTCTAAATCTTCAATATCTTTCATAATTTTTTCAATGAGCTCATCCAACATTTTAGTTCTCCTGTTTAATCTAGGTTGATAGTTCCGTCTTCATCTTCACAAACAATGTAATTGCTTTGCAGCAATTTAACTTTGCCCATGCAACGAATATCATTTGCACGATTAGCCATTGTGTCGATTATTCTGTACAAGTTTTCCATTTCCAAAACAGCTCGCGCGTAAATATCTTTATGCACCGAATACTGTGTTTCATCACGCATTTGTCTCATTTCTTCAAGAATGGTCATTTTAAATTTTCCCGATAAGTTTGTTCAAACGATTGTTTGCACTTTGCGGATATGCCGAACCAATGTGCAAAATGCTCGGTATTTCGGACATTACTTTGCGGCGCCTGACATAGCCTTCCATGTTGCCATTTTTCATCAGCTCGACGTCACGCATGACGTCAAGTGTTTTTGAAATTGCTTTTTTAACGGCATCGATTGTTTCCTCTTCAATCACCGATGCATTATTTAGACGATCCAATAAATTATCAGATGACCTGTTGTTGTCACTTGGACGTGAAAACAGGCAAGCGTGATTGATATACTCGTCAACCAATTGATGAAAAACAACAATTGCGTTGATGATGACAGATTTTTCATAAACGGCATTCATTGACCCAAATCCTCGATTTTTTTGCGCTTCATCATTTCGTGCGCGTATTTGTAAGCCTGTTCAGCGGCCCATGCATGATCGGTATAATGATCCGCATGCATCATGCCCTGCAATGCAGCCATGGCAAAAAGATCCAACTCGGTCAGATCCCAACCCTCTTCATCCCTTTTGGATAAAAGCATTCCCAACATATTCACCATCTTTGGCCACCTTCACTTTGTATGCCTTGCGTGTTTCCACCCAATTTTCGTCGGCATTTACGAAAACAGGTTCAATGAAAATTTTCTTCATAAACGCACGATCAGGCCCGTAAGTTTGATTGCGAATATGCCCGCGCCGCAAGTGTGTGCGCCTTTTATACAATGGTGTTCCTGTGTTGGGGCTTGCTTCAGTTTCATAAATTTTCCCCACAGATATTGTCGTTATATGCCCATAATTTTGTTTTAAAGTTTTTTTACCAATTAAACGCTTCATAGCGCCACTTATTTTTGGTTCTTTAATGGCATTCCTTGTTGCAAGTGTAACAATGAGAACCATAACAACACCACCCATCAAAAATTTAGCCCAATCTGCATGTGCAGTGTATGAATCAAATTGACCAGTTCGTAACATAAACTCTAATGCATCATTGAAATCAAAATATTCATTATTTTTGACCAAAAACATTTGTGCGCCAAAACCATCTATGCCATCTTTTTTACAATTAAAATGAACAACAAGATTACAAAGTTGTTTTTCCCAATCCACCCCCAATAAATCGCCATTTAAATCTGCACCGACGAAATCAGCTAATTTACGAATAAAATTTGCATTTATGCAAACAGCAAATTTTTCACATGGTGGTTTGTCTAACCCCATTTCTTTCATATCTTTATATGTGCTGTAAATTTCATTGTAATCTATGCTTGACCATACTTCATCGGACAAGACAAATAGCTGCCTGCTTTGTTCCTTCATGATCCCTCTCCAAATCAATCCGATTACAATTTGACATTTTGGAAAAATTGTCAAGTGGGGTTGACGAATATTTTTTCCGGCTTATGTTAACGACATCATATTTTATTGAATGGAATCACAATGAACCCTTTCGCCAAGTACGGCATCGAACATTTGTCCCCTTCGCAGTGCAACACGTTTGTCGCATCGCCAGCCATGTACGTCATGGAGCGTTGCCTTAAATTGCGTTCAAACGTCGGGCCAGCGGCTCACCGAGGCACTGCAGTCGAGGCGGGCGTCGTGCATGCATTAGTCAATGGCGCAAGTCTTGAAGAGGCGCAGGCACTGGCCAAAAAAGAGTTTCAACGCTTGACGGCCTTATCCGCAGATCCCCGCTTGGATAAAGAGTCTGCAGCCATTTCGGACATGGTGGCTCAGGGCTTAAAAGAGCTTATGCCATACGGCAAACCGTCATCCACGCAGGGTGCGATCAAGTATCACGTCGAAGGCCTTGCTGTGCCTTTAATTGGCTTTTACGACATGGAGTGGGAAAACCACGGTGTCTTGACTGACCTTAAAACGACGCACGCCTTACCATCCAAGATCAGCACAAATCACGCGCGTCAAGTGGCGCTGTATTGCGCCGCGCGTGGCGACAATTTAGATGCGCGTGTGACATACGTCACGCCAAAGAAATCAGCCACCTACAGGCTGGAAAACAAGCGTGAGCATGTTTCCGCTTTGGAAAAAATTGCTTTGTCTATTCAACGCTTTCTGTCGATTAGCGATGACCCGCATTACTTGGCATCCCTCGTCGTTCCCGACGTTGATTCGTTTTATTTTTCTGACCCCATCGCGCGTCAAAACGCATTCAGCATTTGGGGTTTGTGAGCTTCGCCCGTGTGGGCAAGAGCATGCTGCTGGCTAAATAGCAGCAATTTGATGGAGACTAAAATGGCACTTGGAATTAACACTCAAGGATCAGTCGGCGGTGAATTTCTGCCAATTGTGAAATTTGACTGTCGCGCCGGTCGCATGTTCCGCCGCGACCGTGAAAACGGCGAAAATACAGACGTTGATATTACAAAGTCATTTAAAGCCGTTATGGATCTTGACAATATCGAGGTGGGTTGGATCGACTTTGACACTGGAGGCGCCCCATCCTTCGCCCTCGGCCCTATTGGCCAAGAGCCTGAACGTCCCAGCGAAAAGCACAAAAAGGGCGTGCGTTTCGTTGTTAAGCTTGCAAAAGAATGCGGAGGCGATGTGCGCGAAATGGCGTCAACAGCCAAAGCATTTTTGCGCGGCCTTGATGATCTGCATGACGTGTTTATAGCTGAACAAGCCAAAAACACAGGCAAATTGCCCGTCGTTGTGCTTAAAGACACTGTACCCGTGACGACTGGCGAGGGGGCCAGAAAGTCAACAAACTACAGCCCCGTCTTTGAGATCTCGTCTTGGGTGGCTCGCCCTGCCGACATCAAGGCCGCTCCCCGCAACACCGAACCGGCGCAGGTTTCTGTCAAAACCAGCGCCCCATCAACCGGATCGACGAAGGTAGCGCCACCTGTCGCTGACGACGAAGATTTCGGCTGATGGTTCAGGGCGGATTATACATTTCGATCCTTTCAGTATAATCCGCCCACCAACCATTATACCTAGGTACAACCATGAAATTCGTGATCACTATGAATATGCCCGCCAGAAGCGGGACTGCTGTCCACCAAGTTGTGGCTGACTATCCGGTTAAAAGTTTGGAAGATTTTTTACAAGCCTTGACCGATAACGATTTTTTAATGGTTGAAGAGTACTACAAAGACCCCGCAAACGGCACACTATCCAGCAATGGTTTTATTGGTATCAATTATCGTTTTGTGGGCAAGGTTAAGGTCTTAAACAACAAATTTTGAGGTGATATTATGAATTATGAAAGCACAATGACTAAAGCGGTCTCAGCAATTAAAGAACGCGCCGATTATGGTGACATCACAGACGTGCATGAAGACATTGCAAACGTCCTAACCATTTTGCTTGGCAGGAAATATACGATGTATGAAGTGGCAATGGTTCACCATGCGACGAAATTGGTGAGGGCCAAGCGCGACAAGAAAAAGCCTGACCACTACGTTGACGGCATCAATTATTTGGCTTTTGCGGCGCAATTTAGTGGCGCTTCAGACGTCGAGCAGGACATCAAGGACATTGCGTCCAAGTTTGCTCCAATGCCGCGTGCAGAGCCTTTTGGCGGCCCTAGTAGTGTCACTACGGTACCAGCCGAATGACCGAGGTGTTTGCATTTATTTTGGGGATAGCGGCGGGCTTTGCGCTCGCCGTCTATCTGCTGGAGGAACATTATCATGTCTGATCATATCCCAACCGTCGATCAAATTTTATACTATGCCGATTTTTGGTTAAGACTCGTGCCAAAGCAGCATTGCGTTTATGGCGATGAACAAGCAGACGCACTTGTCGCAATCAAAATGGCGCATGATCGTTATCGTGACGCGCTCGAAAAATACACGAAAGTGACAAATCCGCCCAATGACATTGGGCAATTAGCCACACGTCTTCAGGCAGAATTTGATGCCATGATGGAGGAATAAAGTGAGCACAAAAAAAATTTTATATACGGAGATCAAAAACAAAGACAATCCAGACGTCGTTGAATTTCTTAAAAAGATGCCACTGTCTGGATTGATTATTTTTGGACACAGTCACTACACAGACGCAACCGTCTCGCGTGCAAGGCAAGTCATCGAACGCATCAAATCACGCAATTTATATATTAGCTTGTGGGACGCATGCACAAGGGAATTGCCGGATCTGCAAAACATCGGCCCCATCATTCATAATTGCATCATGATGAATGTGAATATGTATACCGACCGCTGCATGAACGTGCAGGCAATGAAAAAAGTTGAAATTCCTAATGACACAGCAGAGGAGGCTGTTATGGAAAATGTTACAAGTCACCCAGCAACTGACACAAGTGGCGAATGGGTCACTGCAAAGCAGGCGCATGAATTGGGCATCAAGGCCGAATCAACCATCCAAAAATATGCAGCAACGGGCCTAATCCCCTTTAAGA